CATCCTGGTATGCTGCATATTCTGTGGCGCCTTCAAGGAAATAACTCAGAGATTCTTTGTCAATCTCTTTAGTTACATTCGTCTTCAGGTAGGTAACATTATCGCTATTATCGTTCATTAAAACACTTTCAAAATTAATGTAGTTGGAGTCAGTCGCGCACGCACAGGTCCACTCTTACTCTTAACGGCTGAATACCATTTTGTCAAGTCATTTTTCTTAAGTTCAGAAAATTCTTTTACTTGGGTCTCTGGTTTACGAAGCAGTCGTGAGTTGGAGAAGTTCTCATCAAATCCTACAAGACTTGCACCCTTAACAGTGATGCTTCCGCTGACTGGGTTGAAGTATTTGGAGATCTTTCGTGTCTTGGTATCGAATGTCCACACTTCACTACAATTTAGTAGGTTGATAGGTTCGACGCTGGCGACACCAAGTGCAGTGTCAGTCACAAGGAACTTTAGGTTCTGAACCAACTTGGACTTATCCTTTGGTTTCTTCTTACGAACCTTAGCAACCTGCTTGCTGACATATGACTTCTTGAGGTCACCAATGTATGTTTCGAGTAGTTTGACAATATCCTTGACAGACTTCATTGTTGTCAAGTGTGAGTAACACTCGAGCAATTGCTCCTGTGAGTCAGTCAGTTGACTCTTGGGAAGTCGACGAACTTCTACAAGTTCAGCAAATTCTGCGAGCATAGGTTCAATCTTTTGCACGCAGTCAAGATAGTTCTTATCTGACATGCGGTAAGGCATCAGAATCTGCGCGATGTTACGAGTATCTTCACCATCGATAAGTTTCTCAATCTCATCATCAACATCAGATACAATGAAATTCATCGCAATCAATGGTTTCTTAGCAACTTTGACAACAGGTTCAGGAGTTGTATCTTCATCATCAATCAGAACAATCTTCTTGTTGACTCGTTCTTCAACCTTTTCCCAGATGCGTGCCTTATGCTCATCAGTGAGAGGGAATCCACGCATAGCGATACGTGCACTGTTAGCATATGTCCGAGGGAGCATCTTATCAGACAACTGGGACAATGCTTTGAGTTTGGTTGCATCACCCTTGAACCAGTCAACGAGAAACGCACGACAATCTTTCTGGTCGACGATGAAGTTATACCAGTTCAATGCGTTACCATATTCAGACTGATAGTTTACTGGTTCATAATCTTCAGACCAGATAGGTTCTGCACCCATGGCCTTAGAATCAGCAACAGGAACTTTCAACTTATACATAGATTCACCTTTCTTCATAATATATCCAATATACTATATTTTGCTGGAAAAGTCAAGCCCTAAAATTTAACAGAGGTGATACGGTCGTACCGAAATGCTCGCCACTCATTCTTATCCAAGTCCCAAACTGCGAGGGTTTCACCACTTGGCGGTTTTGTCTTTGTTCCCTTTTCACTATATGGAGGGATAACACCTTCCTGTAGAGTGCAGCGCATGACACGCTCTTGCCCATTAAGTTTAGTGAACGAGACAGTCGCTTCGCCCTGAGCAAGACGTTCCTTCAATCCATCACGCCATTCTTGGTTCATAATATCCATCACATTTTCCTTATATTGTTTTCATCTATAATAATCTTGCCATCCCTCCAAGATTTCTTGGGAGGATCTGGCGCTGGTATATCATGCGTTGACGCAGGTTTATTCTCATGTTTCTCGAAAGCAAAGAAGTCTGGCGTTTCAACAACAGGTTTCTTCTTCTTTGGTTTCTTAGCAGCAGGAACAACTTTTTTTGGTTCATCCTTATCAACGACGACATAGTCTACTATACCTGATTCTTCCTTCTTTGTCAAGCCTAAAAATGTCATATTCGCAGCAATAATTAAAAGAATCGCGAGAGGATCGAACACGAAGATGAGAATGATAATCATCATACGCACTGCTTTACCGATAGTGGCATCGTCGCCGCTACCGTAGAATAACTCAGCAACGTATTTGATTGGACCTACTTCTGCTTCGAGTTTAAGGTTTTCTGTTTTGAGCGGTATGAGATCAGTCTCAATAGTCTCAATGTCTGCAGTCGCACCCTCAATTTCTTTATTGAGGGACGCACGTTCCCGTTTCTGTCGATTTCGAATGAAGTTAGCATCGAGCACATCCTCTGCAGTAGTGAGTCTGTCCAAAGTATCCAAAGATGTTTGCGCATTCTTCAGTCTCCTTTCTGCTGACTCTTTTTTGTTCTCGAGTTGCTCGATCTTTAATTGCGCTGATCCACCAACGGTGGTATGTTCAATGTGTGCACCACTTAGATAACCGAATACACCCATGCTCGTAATGAACGAGAGGATGACGACTGCTATCGTAAAGTATGTCTTCAATAATTTGTTAGCGGTTTTCCAGTTACGATATACCCAACTCGCTGTAACGAGTTTAGCAAGTTCTAGAACTACACCCATCGCTGCAACAGCAATCGGCGAGGCAGGGAAAATCGCCATCAAACCCAATATCGAAAAGTAACCAGCGACACCAGTAATCGCTAGTGCTACTAGCATTAAGAGTGCTGCGAAAAACATCCAGGTCTCCAATCAGGTAATTTTAATTCTTTCAAATGATCAAGTCTCAACCGCACATTCCACATTTGATTAATGCATCTGTCGTCGAGTCTGTGTTCCCACTGTAGAATATGTTCAACTGCTTTAGCGTGGGATTTGCTGTCATATTCAGCAACAACTTCCTTGCGCATTTCGCCTTCATAGTTAGTCACATATGAGGAACTTCCAAAATATGCTTCGAAAAGTTTCTCTGTCTTACATGAATACCCAATATAAAATTTGCCGTCGTCGAAGTAAGTGCAGTATACTCTATGCACCTTCTTCGGCAACGGCTTACGTTTTTTCTTAACTACCATAATCTACTCCGTAAGTAGATTATTTATTCGTCCTCGACCCAATCATCCCAAGACAAATCTTCTTCGTCTTCAGTGACTTTTGTTCCACAGAAGGGACAATGTTTGACTTTGTAATAATCGTCGTCAAGGTCATGATCGACCGTGAAGACTGCATCACATGAAAAACACTCTAACTCTTCCATTATGCGGCAACTCCCCAAACATCATCCCATTTACCTGAAAGCGCACCCTTCGCATAATCAGTAGCACGGTTCTCAAAGAAGTTCGTATGCGTAGGAGCATTAATCATTTCTTCGACCCATGGTAGTGGATTCTTCTTTACCTTGAAGATGCCCTTCATACCGAGACTAATCAGTCGACGGTCACAGATATAACGGATATACTTTTTCACATCATCCTGTGTTAGATTTTCCATCTCTCCCATCGAGAATGACAATTCGATAAACTTGTCTTCAAGATCTACCATTTTCTCAGCGATAGTGTAGATCTTTCCCTTTAGTTCGTCGTTCCACAATTCACGGTTTTCTTCGACATAAGAGCGGAACAGTTTGATCATACCTTCAGCGTGTTGAGTTTCATCAACAATCGACCAAGTAACGATCTGTCCCATTCCCTTCATCTTTCCGTGACGAGGGAAGTTGAGGAGCATGATGAAGGATGAGAACAGTTGCATACCCTCAGTGAATGCACTAAATGCAGCGATATTGGTCGCGACTGATTCAGGAGTTCCATTTGCATTCGACAGATCTGTAAAGTAGTCGTGCTTTGCTCGCATTGAGTCATATTCGAGGAATTCTTGGTATGTCGTTTCTGGCATACCCAGTGTTTCAATGAGGTGAGAATACGCTGCAACATGAAGTGCCTCCCTTGCCGCAAACCCCATCAACATCATGCGAACTTCAGGTTGTGGGAAATATGGCAGATAGTTCTTCACATAACCACCAGCAACATCGATGTCGCCCTGTGTGAAGAAACGGAAAATGTTAGTAAGGAAATGTTTTTCACCATCATTTAGTCGCTTCTTCCAGTCATTGACATCTTCTGACATCGGGACTTCAGTGTGCAACCAGTGTGACTGCTCATGTTTCAACCATGCGTCATATGCCCATGGGTAGTTGAATGGTTTAAAGTATGCTCGTTCTGTCATTAAGGTCATACTGTTTCTGCCCACTTTACTAGATCGTCGTATCCGCCAACATGTTCACCATTCACCCAGATCTGAGGAACAGTCTTAACGTCGGGCAACTGTGCGGTAATGTCTTCCCAGAGGCAGTCTTTACCAACTACCATCTCGGTATACTGAATATCCATTCCTACCATAAACTCTTTCGCAAGAGTGCAGTAGGGGCAATCAGGTTTTGATACTATTTGTGCAAAATAACTTGTCATTTCTTATCCTAAATATATTTTTGTCTGTAATCTAATTTAAACACTTCAATACCAGAATGTGCCTTGGTGTCACATATCTTGTTTTTATAATCAATTCCTGACAACTTGGCAAAATCTTCAATAGATCTTTCATTGCCAATACCATAACTACCTATATATTCGCCAGTAACAATTTGTTGCAACCGATTCATAGAATTTTTTTCTAATTGTTTCCAGTCTGCCATTTTTATTTCATCGTTATCCCAATACATTTTCCTGTAAGAATTATCATAACAATGGTATAGTGGTATACTTGAAGTATGAAACAGATTATATCCTTTGGTCCACGCTCTCAGTGCTAAGGATTGTTCTTCACCATTGAAAAACAAAAATGGGTCATAAGGAATATCTTCAACAAAACTACCAAGAGTAAATATAGAACCAGCACTCAACATAAAAGCATGAGTAAATTCTTCTGTAGTATTATACAACCCACCCTTAGCGTGTACGTAATATCCATTTACAAAACAGTTTTCGCTGACAACCTGTATAGTATCAATTGCAGGATCTTTTGGTCGTATATGTTTTCTTATAACACCATTCTTAAAATCAAACCCATGCGGATAACCAGTTATTATAGGTTTATCGTGCCATCGTTTTAGTTCTGCAAACTTATTAAGATAGATACTGTCCCAATTTCGATCAAATTCAGTGTGGGAATCTATTTGTAAATAGTATTCCTCGCCTTGCCACATGCTTTGAGCAATGCTCCTTGACCAACAACATCCTCTGCTTTGCTCTGGTTCTACTCTCAAATACCGAATCTGTTTTTTGAACGGGAATAAGTTCAGATTCAGAGATTCTTTTTCATATGCTTGTTCAACAACGCCAAATACAATGTTTTGTTTACAAGTTGCATTTTTATATGCTTGTTCTATCGTATTCGCTAGTAGAGGGTCTCTGTAACTTGCAATATTGACAAAGATCTTATCCTTCGCAGGCAACACAGTTATCACCATCAATCATTGCCTTGAAGTCAATTTCTTTAATTGCTTCACGCTCAATACGCTTAGAAACCTTGTCTGCTTTTCCTATTTTTTCTGAACGACAATAGTATAGAGTCTTCAAACCTTGCTTCCAGGCGAGGAAGTGGACAGCATGAAGATACTTGATATTTGCATCAGGTCGGAAAAATAAATTGAGGGACTGTGCCTGATCAATAAACTTCTGCCTGTCTGCCGCATGCTCAATAACCCACCGTTGATCAATTTCCATTGAAGTCTTGAACACTTCCTTGGTTATTGAATCCATCCATGTAAGGTGTTGTACCGAACCATCATTGGCGATAATCGAGGACCAAACCTCATCATACCAACCAGCATACTTTCCGAGCGCTGCTTCTTCTAGAATAATCGCGTCTAGGTATTTATTCTTATTGAGAAATGAACCCGATAGTGTATCTTGGCGATAAGCATTTGCTCTCCACGGTTCAATCGATGGACTGGTGTTGCCCATGATGATTGACGAAGATGCGTTTGGTGCGATTGCCTGTGTGTGGGAGAAACGACGACCAGTACCAACGGCATCAGGTGCTTCACCACGTTCTGCGCCAAGTTCTAGATTTGCTTCGTCCAACTTCTTCTTGATATGCTTGAAGATACGCATGTTAGTACCCTTGGCAACTGCTGATTCCCAAGCAATGCCCTTCCGCTGGAGATATGCATGGAAACCCAGCGCACCAATACCAATTGAACGTTCACGCATTGCTGCATACTTAGCACGTTTTACTGTATTCGGAGCATTGTCAATAAAATATTGAAGGACATTGTCAAGCATCTCTGCCATGTCTTTTAAGAATAGCGGATCGCGCGACCACGCATCATAATATTCTAGATTGACTGATGATAAGCAACAAACAGCAGTACGCTTCTTGTCAGTTGGCAGAATGATTTCAGAACAGAGATTCGATTGGTGAATCTTGAGTCCGAGATCTTTCTGGAACTGAGGCATCATACGATTAGATGTATCGATGAAGTGGAGATACGGTTCACCAGTCATCATGCGCAGTTCTAGAATCTTTTGCCAGAGTTCCTTCGCTGAAACTGTTTCGCGAATTTCACCAGACTTAGGGTCGGTTAGATTCCAACTGTCATCTGCTTCATGGTCTGCCATGCATCGTTGGATGATTTCCATAAAGTCATCGGTAATGTTGATTCCGTGATGTAGATTGAGGCATCGGATGTTGGGATCTCCAGTGGGTTTACGCATCTCAAGAAATTGTCCCACGTCAGGATGACTAATGTCAAGATAAGCGGCATAACTGCCACGACGAGTGCGACCCTGACGATACGCCATGGAACTTGCGTCATAAGTTTTAAGATGTGGCATAACACCAGTAGACTTATCGTCAGCAGCACGAATTCCAAAACCAATTCCAACTCCTCCTCCAATCATGGACAACCAGTTGGTTTCGCTGAGATTTTCAACTAGACCTTCTGCCGTGTCATCAATGAAATTTAAAAAACAACTAATTGGCATTCCACGCTTGGAACGACCGAATGAAAGAATGGGTGTTGCATAGGACAACCAATGCTTAGATGAATACTCATATAAACGCTGAGCATGCTCAAGATTCGATGCGAACGTAGTAGAAACATAGGCGAATCTATGCTGCGGAGAAGTTTCGTCCTCGCGCATGTATGATTCTTCTAGTCGCTGGATACCAAGTTTATCAAATAGAGCATCGCGTGAATAATCTATTTCTATACCCAGATATGTTTCTTTTTTCATTTATAGTCCCTGTTCCTTCAACACTCGTTCGATGTCTGGTTTAAAGTACGATTCTGGTTTCAGAATCTTACCGTCTTGACGCTTTTTAATCTTGCCGTTATCAGAAACCTTGCTCATGTTTGACGCACGGACTTCTTCCCAAACCTTATTGAAGTCAATACCAAGAGTTGTAAACAATCCTTGGACAACCCAGACTAGGTCTGCGCCACCATCAGCAATGTCTCCGATATGGCGACGAAGAAATCCATCGCAAAGTTCACGGAATTCTTCATCGATCAGGTCAATATATAGTCGTGCTTGTTGTTCGTTTTTCTCGTTCAAATGTGGAGTTGTTCCAACATACTGATCAGCAGCAGTCATAAATTCAGTAACGTCTTTTTGGTTATTCATAATATTTTCTTCTTTCCTTAATGTAAAACTGCCATCTTCATTTTCAATCCAGACGATGTCATCTCCTGGTTCCCACCCCATCTGTCCAAACACATCAGACTCTAGATAGTAAAAATCTTCTTCTTCATTATATTTAATAATTGCGGTTTCGTGCGGGTTTTTGGAATCAAAATTTGGCCGCGAAAAAATCACGTCCCGAGAATTTTGAAACTTTTTTCCAGATTGGGTCAAGGTAGTTTCCTTTGGAACTCTTTCAAATTCACCATAATAGTGGAAGTACGCTGTTGACTCGTCCTGTATCTTATCATTCATGGAAGTTTTCTTTCGAACTCTGCCCATGCTGCCATATCATCAAGGGCCTTCTTAACATCAGGGAAGTGATGACTGATAATATCCCAGCACTGTTCAGCGACGATGCGATGTTCCTTCTGAGTCGCCTTATCCATTCGCAACTGACAATAGTGAACCCATGATCGTAGCGAACCTGCCATGATAATAGTCGATTCGGTGTTACCTTCGGGTAGAACAGCACGTGCCTGTTCCTTGGCAATACCATTGTCAATTGCCCACTTATACGCATCTAACGCTGCATCAAGACCAGCAGCCTGTTTCATTGCCCATTCTTCGGCCAATCTGTTTTCGTCGGGTCCCAATTCCACCGAGTTTTGTCGGTTCTTAGCATCCTGTAATCGTGCTTCTCTAATGACGAATCCAAGGTCTGCAGTCGGGTCTGCATATCTCTGCGAAAATTCTTGGAACGAAAAGGATCGATGGCGAAGAATTTGCCGAGCGATGTCACGAGTTGTTTTAATTTCCATTGATACATGGACCATCTCCAGTGGTGACCAATGCTGGTTCTTAATTAGATATTGAACCAACTTAGGTGCTGTTGCTGTATTGTTTTGGTTACTCGGATTAGATACTCGTGCTGCCCATGCAACCAGTTCATTGGCAGTATTACATTCTGAATATGCACTCGGTTTTGTAAGACCGATTAGATTTACTTCACTCATTCAAGACTCCATTATTATTCATTAATTAAGTTATACTCTATTTTTGGGTAGTTGTCAACCCTTTTTTCAAATATTTTACTGCCCATATATTTGGACCATAATCAAAATCTGTAAACGGGTCGCCGATTGTCTCAAACCCTGCTGCCAAATAACTGGGCAGAGCATCTAGACGAGGATAACTCCATATGAGTTCCGCATCGTTTTGTTTAGCAATTTCTATTGTTTTATCGAAGAGAAACTTAGATATACCCTTGCCACGATATTCTGGCAGGATGTAAATTCCTCTGGACCGCAGATGGTTCTTTGATGACATGAAGCAAGAGTTACAACCAACTAATTTATCATCGTCATAGTAACCTATAAACCAAACGTCAGAGCAGGGAACTTCTGGGTTATATCCACCCAGAAATTCCCACTCATTATGCGGTTTGATTACTTCGGTATCGGGCCATAATTTTTTCCAAAGAGGAAGTATTTCCTCAAATAATATAAGTTTTATCATACATTATGGTTTACCGATGTTACCACTGTATAAATAGTTGGCCATATCTGCAGTGCCGACACTTACGTCCGCATGGGGAGTAGAATCTAAATCTTCCAGAATATTTCCAGTAATTTCTTCTGCATCAGTAATATAGAAGAAAACAGTGGATACTTCTGTTGAGTAATTCGTAATCTTGGAAATAATCAACTCAATTTTTTCGAACTCATCTTCAGGTAATACAGTAGGAATATTGACGAGAAATCCACCTGATTCTGGGTCCAGTTGAACAAAACTTTCATACTTTTGTTTTTGTGTAGTATCCAACCATTGCACAGTATATGTGATATTATCACCAACAACAGTAGTAACATGACTGAATCCTAAAGAACCAGTATCCATTACAATCTTAGGAGTAGAACTACTCAATGTTCCAAGATAATATTTGTTGTCCCCTGAAAAATCACCGTTGATAATTTGAACAATCTTATTTTGATTACTGGTAAAGTTTTCTCTGTTAAACAGAATAGAACCCTTAACTGAGATTAAAGATAAAAGATTTAAAACTTCAGCATGAGTTGGCGGAGATGTAGAAATTGATTGCATCAATGCTGCTGCAGCAGTAACATATGGTGCAGCGAAAGAAGTACCACTTACTCTCGCATAAGAACCACTTATCGAAGCAACATCTACATCAACTCCTGGCGCAAAGATGTCGAGGGTTTGTCCATACGGTGAAGTTGCAGATGCATCTGCTGCTGCAGTAGCAGTAAATCCTGCGACAATATCATCATCATCAATAGCACCAACAGTAATAACTTCAGGCATACCCGCTGGAGTATAATTAGAGACATCATCTGCTCCATTACCAGCAGAACAGACAACAATGCAACCTACCGAAATTGCACCAAGGAACTTGTTTCTCAAGAAAGGACTGTATGGAGTCGCCCAACTAGCATTGATTGTTACGTTTTTAGATGGATTATTTTGTTTAAATTGTTTGATCTCATCCAGAACACCACCTAACTGAAGAATCGTAGGTTTTGTATCATTGTCGAATACTTTATAGTTATAGAGTGTGACGTTTTGCGTAATACCTACCTTTTTACCAGCGATACAAGAAGCAACTGCAGTTCCGTGACCTTGATTATCTGCGTAAGAACTATAGGATAACTTACCAAAGTTTACAATCTCAACACCTTGAAGTTCGGCGTGAGGATTAATACCAGAGTCAATGACAAAAACTGCTGGTTTATTTGTTGTATTAATATCAAATGTATTGAATTCTTTGAACGGTCTAAAGCGGTTAGAGACTCTGCGCCTTGCCCAATCATTCGGTGTCGTGATTGATGATCCTGAAAGTTGTGACAGAAGTTTTATTTCAGTGTCTGCGCAATCAATATTACCAGAGCAAGCATCGTAAAATCCAATAGGATCGGAAGTCTCTACTACTGAATACGATCCTGCAGTCGAGACTACAGTATGTTCTGGGCATCTAGATAAATCTGCAGTCGGAACAATGAGTGTTATTGGTGACGCATCATACGAAACTTCCGCACCAGGATAACGCATTGCGTATGTGAATAGATTTGCATCAACAGTAATACTGGTTGAATCTTGACTTGAACGCCCAACTTTACTGGCGAAACTGTTTCTTTTTTCTGCAGTTTCAAAGAGAACATTAAACGACATTAGATTTCCTTAATTTTTTGTTTCAATATATTTATTCGTGTTGAAATCTCAGGAGCGACAGTTATAGGATTATTTGTGTAAAATCCAGCAAAATTTCTAATTGGTTTGCGAAATTGTTTTTCGAAAGTCCACCCATCGCCTGTCATCTCTTCATAATATTTCTTTATGGTTTCAAATCCATTGTATTTTTGCTCTTGAGGTATTACATCATACCCCATAGTTTTATAACTAAGAATCTTTGACTCGTATCTATGCATTGCATCGGTAGTACTAACATATGGCGTAAATATTGTTGCCATCAAAGAAAGTCTCCAATCCTGTAACCAAAAACTACCTATAATTGGAAAGTTTATTTCTTGTGAGTATTTACACCAGTCAGTTTCTTCTTTCGTAGGTGTATACCATGAAAAATCTGTGAATTGTGTTAAGTTATTACCACCGAAAATAGCAGAGGTATATCCTAGGTCTTTCAATTTTCCTGCCAGATATAAATGCACTGCGAATTGTGGACTTGAGATTTTATACTTGGTGGCAAAATCATATAACTGATTGTTTAAAAACCATATAACATCCAAGTCAATTAAACGTGGAGTTATGTTTCGAGTCTCACAAAACTTTATAGCATGACTGACATCATGTATATTATGATCATCTAGGAAGTTAAATATCACAACTTCAGGCGTAACTCCTGCATACAGGAAGGTATCTACAACAGTTTGACTATCTATACCACCACTAAGACATACAGCAGGTCGATTGCCAACTGAAGATGGTAGATTCATTACTGCAAGTTTACAATTTTCTTCTAGTGTTGCTGAATAAGCAACGTCCAGCATTTCTTCTGTGATGTTTACATTCCAGACCATATCGGTATCTGTAAATGAAACAGAGATCCAATCATCTAGAGTGCCTTGCATTACTCAACACGCCATGACGTTGTGTTCAATTTAATATTCGTTGGCCAATCACCCTCGGTAAATGACTTATCATGGAATCTCAACTCATTTGTTGGCATGATACAAAGTCTGCCATTGTCTAGTTCTATGAACATAAACTCTTTAGACTGCGAGGGATGCATACTGTAACCATCGTTCATGGGAATGGCAGTAAACAGATACCGACCAAACTCTCCAGTGCTGCGTATCTCTGCTCGCTGAGTGTTTAGATAATCATATCTAACAACTGAGAACTGATCACCATAGCAATCCCATACCTGTGTATCATCAAGTCTCCAAAATGGCTCTGGTTCTGCAGAAAATGCCAAAGCATGCGGCGGAACACTGCGCCAGACGGCACCACATTCTAACATAACATGACACCCCCATGAGTGTCCAGGTTTTGAATGTAATGCAAACCAGATACAAGGTTCAAAGGTATAAGGTTCTACGTCTTTACGAATGAATGATGATTGAACCCAGCAGTAAATATGATGCGGTATGTTTCCTGAACCAGTGTAAAGCATTACTCGACTTCAAACTCTTTGACTGTCTGGAACTGTGCCTTGCTAACGAAACCAATACCCAACAGGGTATCTACACGATTAGATGCATCAGCATAGTCGATATACGTGCCATCATCGAACCACCACCAACGGTCTAGACCAAGCAACCAGCGAGGTTCGCGGCGATACTCGACCAACCACTTACCATCTGTTCGATGAATACGTAACTTTGTGATTCGAATATGGTCGAATTCTACGCCATATTCATTAGCGACCATCTCGCTCATATCTTCCTCCACATGGCATACTTTGCCTTTGCTGCTAGTCCAATGAATTTATTATGATTTATAATATCCTGAATTTCATCTGTTGTCATTCCATTTTCAACCATCTCATTAATATCTTTTCCTGGAACATCTGGCCAGATGACAATTCTATATCCCTGATCAATATACTTATTCATCAACTTACCCACGTCTCTGTTCTTAGGTTGGTTGTCAAAAATAATTGTTATTTTATCTTTTGCGATTGGGAGTTGATCAATCTTTCCGAAAGAGGTTCCAGCACAAGCAATAGAATTATGCAGAAAAAGGGAGTCAAGAGGCCCTTCGACGACGAATACTTCTTGCGTAGGGTCGACCTTATCCAATCCAAAAATCGAGGGCGCATCTTCATCTACCTTAATGTTAATATAACGAAGTGACTCGCCTCTGATTCCGCGAAGGCTAACAACAAGTAGTTTGCCAGTGCCATCAAAAAAAGGAATCGCGAGTCTCGGTTCCGATGTAATAATCGATTCTTTGTATTTGTCATTAAGTTGTATGACATCTTTAACATTAGGTATGAAATACAACCGATCAAAAGCATCGCGAGGAATTTTGCGGTTAATAGCATATTGGACTGCCTCATTATCATCTGGTAGTGTATCGAGACGATCCATAATCGAGTCGATTAGTTTTGGTTCAGGTTTCTTTGTAAACTTTGGTTCTTCAAACTTAAGAACTTGTTCGACATTCTTATGTGCATTGGCACGACCATGTCCACCATCAGCATAACGTTCAACGACATACTGACTGTATTGGTTGGGATCAAAGTTCTTCAGGAAGGTTCCGAAGTGATGACTAGCGCCACATTTGTGACACTTGTAATACAGATCCTGCTTACCACGATAGAAATACCCACGTGCTCGTTTCTTATTACGCTGTGAATCACCACAGAGGGGACATCTGCAGTTGAATAGATCCTGTGATTTTTTCTTGAAGTTCTCGAGGCGATGCGCGATCGCGTTCAGATACTTGATGTCAATATATAAACTCATAATATAGTTATACCTCGAAACGAGGGAAAAGTAAAGCTTTTATTGGATAAATTTCATAAGCAATGGAAGTATCTTGGTGATGATAGCACCGATGACAATACCACCACCTATCATAAGATACTTGGTTTTTTCCAATTTGTCAATACGATTTTTATTTTTTTCTTCTTCTTTATCAACAGAACCCTTGAGGTCTCTGATAGCAGCAAGCATCTTGTCTTCAGTTGACTGAATCTTTGCTTCAAGTTCACGAGTCGTTGTTGTGATACGCGAATGTAACTCGGCGTTACTTGCCTTGGTTTCTTGTCTGTGCACTTCTAAACTCTCATAAATGTCTTCGTTGACTGTTTCTTGTGCGTCGAGTTTAGTTTCATGCACAGCGAGCATCTTATTGATGCAGTTGGAAACATCACCAATCTTTTCGATGGCGAGATCGAGGCGACTGAACACGACCTGAATTTGCTTCAGATCGTGTTCAATTACCGCGACTTTTGTTTCCAAAGATTCCAATTACTTCGCCTTTGGTTTACGTGCTTTTTTTACAACTGCCTTGACTTCTTCAACCTTTGCTTCTGCCTTGTCGACTGCTGCAGTAATCTCAGCGAGATCGACCTTGCCGTCCTTGTTAGCATCAACAAATCCGAAGAGTTTCTTTAGTGCGTCTTTAATTTGAGTTAGCATATTCTTATCCCCATGCTGCGTATTGTTTTGTTTTCTTAATGCGGTCATCTAGACCATGCGTCCCACCGTTTACACGACGAGTAATTTGACCGATAACTGCATCAGTGACACCCTTATCAGCAATTGCGAACAGACCGTTCTTGTTGAAGAACCAAAGTGCTGATTCGAATGCTAGTTCAGTTGCTACGATGTCTGGATTTGTCAGAACATCAGGACGCTTAATGTCCTTGGCGAATGCAGTATAGTTATCCTTACCAGTCAACTGGATCGGACCACGACCACGGAACTTATATCCATCGCCTGAAGATTCTGGACCATTGCCCATACGATTAGCATAGACCTTGTTGGCAATCTTTTCTGGTTTGCGAGCATATCCAGCAGTCGATGCGAGTGTTGGGAAATACTTCTTGAAGATACCATTCAGACCCTTGTCTGAGTAGTTTAGATTCTCAGAGAATACCTTAAATCCACCTGACTCGTGAGCGCACTGTCCGAAGAAGTGCGCTGCTTGTGCAGTCGACAACTTGAAGTAATCTTTTGCTGCCTTGAAAGTTCCTGGACCCCACTTACCATCAGCACCGACACCACACTTCGCTTGAAGTGATGCCATTGGACCAAGTCCAGTTACAGCAGGAGGTGCTGCCTTTGGCGCTGCTTTAGCAACTTTAGCAACTGTTTCTAGAACAGGTGCACCTGCTTCCTTAGTTGTGCTTGGATCGAAGTCCTTGACTGGAGTATACTTTGTGCCACCTGCCTTAGATTTAGTAGCAATCAGACGCTGCTTGCGGTTTCCGCCTTCTTTCTTAATAGATGCGTGAACCCAACCAGAGTTCTTGTCCCCAGCAGCATAGAATTCTAGGATGACTTGGTCAAACTCTAGATTGTCCGCAACCCAGTCAGCAACCTTCTTATTGTCAACACCCTTTACTTCAAAGTCAATCGCTTGACCATTAACGTGCTGGGAAGTTGCCGAACCACCAACTGCCTTATTGACAAGTGGTGCACGATACGAAGAGTTGATTGTTACTGGACCAAACTTGGCACGAACAGGTTCGAGAATCTTTTCGCAGCAGTAGCGCATGTTCTCAATGTGTGCAGGAGTTGGTGTGTTAGGAATGCCAAGACGCTTTGCGGTTGGCGATACAATCATTTCTGCGAGAGTAAAATGTTCAGTTAGTTGTGTCATTATCTACTCCTTAGAATGGACCGAAGTCGTCGTCGCTGTCTTTATACTTGTCGACCGCTGCCATCAGTTTAATTTCAGTGTCTGCTTCGATCGACTCTGCTTTGGCATGTTCAGTATGCGCTTCGGCGATATGTTTATAGTCAGTCTTGCCCATTTCTTGGACCTTGACATTAGGATCGAACTCAGAAACTTTCATATTCATCATGGTAGCAAAGGCACCAACGAAGGCACCAACAATCATCGAGAATGCTGGACCAATAATCTTGAAGATCTCATTGTTATCGATCATTGCGTTTGGCATAAACAATCCGATCAACATCATGATCACAACTGAAAGCATGATAGATCCCAGCGTAATCGCTGCCATCTTCATGATCATGATCTGGACTTTACCCTTTTCGATCTCTAGTTTTTCTAGAGAGTCGATATTGTTAGATACCTTTACGAAATCCAATATACCCTTCATATTACTTCCTTCTTACCAATACAGGAGAACTTGAGTTGTTCTTCTTTTTATATTTTTTCTGTTGTCTTTTGGTGATTCCAGGTTCTGCTTGGTTTGGTTTGGTTGGATGCGGAATACCAATCCCAGCAACTCCACCCCCAGCGACACCCATCTCTTCCATAAACTGTTTAAACGAACTAATCTTTCCTGCCTCTAGTTCTTCGGCGAGGTCTTTAACGTCTTGGCGTTCTTGTGTCATATAAAATACTTCCTCTAATACGTCATCATCATATTCTATCTGTTCCCTTACTAGAGCAACTGCAGTAGCAAACGATAGGAAGTTCTTATTTTCCAGCGGAATCTTTTCAATGATTCTTTTTAATCTAAATACCATTCTATGAAGCAGACTATATGCCTCTTGTTCTTCCGTGGTATTTATCTCATTCTCTTTCTTCAATCGATTACCATGCTTATCAATCAACCCCAGACGAAATGCATCTTGTTGATCGAAAGGTGTAGTCAACAACCTTAGAATTCGATATGTTATTAGTGCATCTACAAATCTAGACATTAAGTTCCCTTAATCTTGTAACTATGTTATGGTCCAAGTTGACTTCAACCATAGAACTACTTGTCATTCTGTTGAGAAACACGAGGAATGTTTTCAAGTAGTGCCAATATTTTTCTTCTATTTTATAAAACAGCATCTTAGTTGCCGCATTACCAAACACATTATATAAAACAATTATATGATTCAATATCAAACGTTCATTCAAGACATCAGTTTTCTCATATCTCTTAAACAATCGTTTGATATATTTAAATCTCTTTAGGTCTTCTTCTAAATCAGGCATCCCATTACAACTGGGATTGTCATAATTTTTTATCGCGTAAATCAAGAAGGTATCATTATTTAAATCAAGCATATTATGTTACAGTCGCCGTTCCCCCAAGGAAATACCAGTTCCCTGCCAAGAATATTAGATTGGCAGTATCACCTGCCGAGTTAAAAACAATCGAAGAGTGACCAATATTAGAATTGATTGTCAATGCATGATTAGCATTGTTGCCGACCATCACAATAACCTTAATCTGACCATCTACGCCATCAGGAATAGTCAAAGTTCCTGCACCATCTGGCGAGTTGATTCTAGTCACTAGTGTAGAAACGCTGATGGCACCAGCAGAAGTTAATGTCTGCACGGTGCCACCAAGAATCAGATCGTCTTGTAAAACTACGGGAACTGAAATGCCACCAAACAGATTGGCAACAGTAACCTTATGATCATATGGACTTGTATTTGGTTTCACGAGATACAGGACATCGGTCGGTGAGACCGATGTCGCTGCAGTCATGGCGGTTACTTTACTGTCTGCCATTGTTTAATGCCTTATGCGTCTGGGAATTCAATATCATCAGCAGCATCGCTAGATGCAATCGCATTCTTGGAGAGTGCTACAAGAACTTCATACTTCACACGACCAGCATGAGCACCAGTTCCAACTGTGCGCTGCACCCAACCAGAGTGAGGAGCAGAGGTACCAGTTGCGCCTGTACCCTTAGCAGCAACTGCAGTTGCAGTTGTCGCTGTCATAAGATCGAAATACTGAGCATTGTTTCCAGTGCCAGTTAGGTCATAGTTACCAGTCGATGCGAATGTCTGCGAGTTGTTACCAGTGCCGCTGATATCGATAGCAGCGCCACCCGAAGTCAATGCTAGTTGGAATGTATCGGTAGTCTTGTTGACAACAAAGTAATCAGTACCCGAAGTAAGACCAGTGATTGTAGTACCACCTTGGTTGTTGTAGTTAAGTTCTGCGCCATTAACTAGTCCATGGGCAGTTGATGTGAAAGTATTAGTAGTTGTGTTAACACCAGTAGTAGCAATTACCAATGTCGCAACAGCGGTGGCGCCACGAGCAGCACTATTATACAGTTTGAAAGTATTTGTAGTTACTTGTCCTGGATAGTAAGATGTTCCGTTTGTTAGACCAGCAAGTGCAGTACCACCATTGTGATAATACTTGAGTTCTTCACCAGCAGATAATCCGTGAGTGGCATAAGTAATGGTATCATTTGAAGTATTAACACCAGATGTAGGAATAGTTCTGCGTGGAACCGAAAGGTTCACAGTAGGAACAGTTTCATATGACGAACCAGTGTTTGTTACAGCGATTGCAGTAACCGAACCAGCAGCAATAGTTGCAGTTGCAGCAGCATCAGCACCACCACCACCTGAGAATGCTACGGCAGGAACTTCGAGATAACGTGTGCCACCTTGAATCAGAGCAACCGAGGCAACATTGTCACCACCAGCAGCGATTTCAGTATTGTCAACACCAAAGACTTGGGTTGATTGGAAATTTGTTGTCGAAACCGAAGCGATTGACGTTGGTTTTTCACTGATTGTATAATTCTCACCAGAAAATGCAGTAAGAACTGATCCTGGATTCGCATTAATTACTGTAGCAACTGTGTCACTGGCAACAGCAATAGCAATCATTTCCTGATCACCAACACGAACAACATCACCAACTGCAAGAGCAGGATCGAAGTTTGTGCTTGAACCTGTTAGAGTGCCACGACCGTAATCTAGACTTAGTGTGAAGGTATGCGATGCACCAACACCGTCAGTCGAAGCGACAATGGTTGGAACATTGTGAAGCGCATTTGCTTCTGTTGTTGCAACACTGAAAGTATTTTCTGTTACATTGGTAACATAGTATGTGCTACCAGATGTTAGACCAACAACAGAGGTTCCTCCACCGTTTGCATATGCAACAGGATCGCCAAGTTGGAATGGATGTGCAGCAGAAGTATACACGCCAGCGGCATGCCCAGTTGCACCATTGAATGTGATAGCAGGCGCAGTAAGAGTTACCGTTCCTGCCGATGTCTTATCGTCTTTATTACCCCATGCGGACATTAATTGTCTCCCTTTTTAAATTCTAGATCTACGTAGTTGAAAAATTCTTTTCTCTTCGATTCATCAAGTTCCGAGGGAGACTTGATGCCATATTCATTAAGAGCAGTTTCAAATGCAGTCTTATATGACTCGTTCATTTTCTTTACTGCATCAATATCTTCTTTAGTCAGTTTGTTAACTGCTCTCGAGATACCCTTTTCGCGCTTGCCCATGTCCTTGAAGTTCTTGCTTGACTTTTCGTCAGCAGCAATCTTTAGACCAGCAGTAACACCTTGACTGCCCATTTTTGTGGCAGCCTTATTGATATAACGACCCATTGTTGCCTTTGACAGTTCGTCAAGGTTTTCAGATTCTTCCTTAGTCAACTTCTTGACAGCAGTTTCGATACCCTTGTGGCGCTTTGAGAGTTTTTTCTCTAGCGGATTATTTGATTTATATGGAGTCGATGAAGAAATCGCTGTTCCATCTTTTATACCGCTTCTATATGATGTCATGTCAATAGAGTCTTTCGCTTTGTTGATGTAACGACCAAGTTTTGCCTTCGAGATCTCATCGACCTGTTCGACTTCTTCCTTGGTAATCTTATCAACTGCTCTCTTGATGCCTGTCTCACGATTCTTACGGAGACGCTCTGCCTTATCATAAGTTGCTTGGTTGAATCTCTTACCGAAGTGTCCTGTTTCACTGTCACCTTGGTAGGCAGCGATCTTTGTCAAAGGAACATTCTTTGGACTCATTACATTCTTTGGTTGCTCAGCACCTGATGCTTTCTTAACATAAGAACCCATGGTCTTCTTTGAGAGTTCGTCGAGTTCTTCGACTTCTTCTTTCTTCATAGACTTAGAAACTGCATACTTAGTTGCTGCTCCTGCTACAGCTCTACCAACAGCACCTGCTCCTGCTTTTCCTGCTACATATCTTGCCGCTGCTCCAGCAACTACAGGTAGAATTTCATCAATCTGCTCAACTTCTTCATTCTTCTGAGCATTCATTGCCTTCTTAGCAAGGTGCTTGGCAGCATTCTTTATTGTGTTACCATACTTGTCTTTGCGCTCGCCGACTTTTCTATATGGACCTTCGAATGGCATTTTTTCTTCGTTCATCTCACCTTGCATATAGTTGCTCGCGGTGGAGATATAATCTTCTGCCAAAGTAATCTTAGATTGTACCCACTCAGGAAGATTGGTGTCATCAGAAAGCATATCATGCATACGTTGCGAGTTCGCAATGATTGACTTCAGTTGACCCATTGCCATGTCACCTTCGTAGTCATACTCTGTCTTTTCTTTTGCTTCAGTAGCATAAGTCTTAGCACCAGCACGTGCCTTATTGAATACAGTGTCATCACCGAGAACAATGAACATCATCGAACTGATGAACATGTTCATTACATCACGCTCGGCACCCTGAAGTGACATACCAGCATGCATTCTAGAAATGGCACGCTTCAGAAGTGGCAACGAACTTGTTGGCATCAAACCAGCACGAACCAACTGGTCGAGTCTACCGTCCATATCTGCTGCTTCAGTCATGGTTGACCTAATAACTTGTTCTAGTCTCATTAAATGATTCCTCTAATCTTTTATCTATTTATATTACTTTGAGGTTGCGAGAAGCATCCAACCATGCTTAGCATGAACATCAAGACGCCCTTCAATATGATTAACAAGACCTCTGTTACCCTCTGCTTCCGCCAACTTATGTGCAGCATTTAATGCTTCGATGACTGATGCGTTCGCATCCATAAGATCTTGAAGCATCGACGGAATACTGTTACCATTGATTGATGAATCTTTAATAGTTGCAATACTAGACACAGTATCTAGACCATATGGCACATAATCATCTAGTGCACGAATCTGCTCAGCAATCTGATCAACCGCAGCGAATAGTTCTTCATAGATACTAGAAAAGAAATCGTGCATCTGGGAGAAGTCTTTACCTTCTACATTCCAGTGATGCCCATGTGCTTTGAAATACATCGCGAAAGTATTTGCGAGCACTATCTTCATTGATGTGTTCAGTTCATCCATATTAACAATTCCATTTTCTTAGTGCTAGTGCCTTGCGAGTTGGGCGACCCTTTTCATCTTTCATTGGACCATCGACGCCAGACATTCTAGCACAGAAAGACTTGCGACGATTCGCTGCTTTGCTGCCTGCCTTCAACTTAGAAGGTTTGGTTGTTACTGGTGCCTGTAGATTGCCGCCATACTTGTTGTTGTAATAGTCACGACCCTTCTGGGTTAGACCACCAGTAGAACTCTTATGACCCTTACCGTCAACTGCTGCTTCAGTGATAAATTGTTTGAAAGATAACATTACTTTTTCTTTCTGTTTCTGCTGTTCTTGATTCTTGATTGCTCAAGTTTACGAACTGCTGGCATGACTCTGACAGATAGACGAGCAACCATTGGTGCCATACGCTTTATCTGTGCTTCGAGACGTGTCTTTTCAGATGAAGATACTGTAGAAATATCTCTGTTACGCAACAGTCTCTTGTATACCATGCGTCGAGCAGCACGAATCGATCTCGATTTAAGTTTTTCTGGTGAAGACACACGCTTGATTGCAATATTTCTTGCCATCATTCGGCGACTCTTTGTGCGCATCGCATTGAATTTTTTCTTGAGGCGACCAGCAGGAGTAATTCCTTCTTCTAGTTCTTCACCTTCTTCTGTTTCAGGCGAGTCATCATATTCAATTTCATCTTCGTCATAGAGATCTACTAAATCATCCCACGAAAGAGCAAGGACATCTGCTTCTAGTTCTTTTTCGAATGCTTCTTCATCGAAATCTTGAAAGCGGATGTCTTCATCATCATGTGAAATTACTGGGGAGATCTGATCACCCGAACCCTTGTGCGCTTCATAGGAATCAACATGGTGTGTTCCCATTTCTGCGGTGTCGCACATCTGACAGCAGTCTGGAGTTCCGCAATTCTCATGCGCTTCTTCAGCAATTGTTCTCATAAATTCAGCATGAGATTTATGCGCACGTTTTTGTAGTGCTTCTTTTTCGATAGAAGACTTGGCAGAGTTATACTTGTTCATGAATACATCAGCATGGTTAGGAGCAATTGTGTGATGCTGACCATCTTGGAATTGAACCTTAGAACCGATGCTTACTACTTTACGTAGTTGCATTACGAGGTGAGGTGCTTCCTTTGCTTTCTCTGCTTCTTTCTTTTTCGCAAGAACTTTCTTTGCACGTGCAATATTCTTTGGATCAGTCAGTGCTTTCTGCATTTTTCTTCTGAATTCATCTCTAGCGATAGATGCCTTTGCTGAGATTTCAGCGAGATAACCTTCGCGAACAGGGTGTAGACCAAGATGCTGAGTAGTTACATTGTCGTAACGTGGATCGAATGATGGGATCTTATCTGCTGCCATTGATTCTTGACCAGGAGTCATAGCAGCATACTTCTTGCGCAGTTCTGGGCGACCCCATTCGTTGTCCTTACCAAGTTCTTCAGGAAGAATAGACGACTTAGTAACCTTCGACTTGAACATCTTGTGATCAACACCGACTCTCTTAGCAGCAACCTTGTGAGCATGAGCAGTGTTCTGTGCCTTGACGTGAACCGAACCAGCAGCGACTGCCTTACCAGCATGTTGCTTAGGGAAGTCTACCTTCCACATGCCGTATGCTTCTTCGATCTCAGATTCTTCTTTAATGCGACCTACTTTTTGATTAACAGCGGACATAAGTTTCTTATGATCTACGCCCGCAACACGAGCTGCGTGGACTACATGACTTTTACTAAGATTTTGTTTATCGCGCTTTATCAACATGTCGGCATACTTGTCTATGTTTACTTCTTCAGTCTGTGATGCCTTCAAGTCTGCTGCAGATGGCGCACCCTCGGATCCAGGTTTGCGCATACGCTCACCAGAACCTGCTTTAATGCGCTTACGCTTGGCATGAATATTATCCCACAGTCCACGCTTCTCTTCGAGTTCTGTTTCTTCCTTGACAGCATTCTGACGAAGACTCTTGTAACGACGGATAGCAGCCTTGCGCTCAGGAGAACCACCAGGAGTTTTTATAAGATCGGCATACGCTTTCTTGATTTCTGGATTAGACGCACCTTCAATAATCTTTGCATTCAATGGTTTACGACCCTCTTTCTCGGTTGCTTTCTTGTATGCGACATCCATATCTTCATCACTATCGCTCTCCTGTGGTTTCAGACCAGGATTTGGGTGATAACCATAGTCACCTTCTTCTGGGAATCCTTCT